CAAACACAGTGAAGTTGCCAACATACGAGGCAGCGACTACAATGTTGGCTACCATTGGGACCAGCGCGGTTTTGTGGAGTTCACCGTTTCCCCTCTTGATGTATCTCACGGGACTCCCATCCGTCTCGCTAGCAGTGATTTCAGCCCGAACGTCCATGAGGTTCATAACACCACGAACGTTTGTCATGCTTTCGGGGTGTTGATCGAGCCTTACCTCGTTCGTTTCCCACTCCATTTGGAACACCAACCAGGTGACCGCATGCACGTGGCCGTTGGCGGCGTCAACCATGAACTGCGTGTTGTTGAGAGGATCCAGGACACGGACGCAGCCTACGGGTTGATCATGAAGGGTGGCAGTGCGTTTCAGATTCCTGGCGTCAAATCACTTGCCAAGAAGCTTTTGTCAGTTGACGGTCTGTCCGCAATAAAGACCGTCATTGCCACCGACCCACAAACCGGCCATCAAGCCATGCTCCCGTTCAGGTTTGAACTACATATGCGTCAACCATTTGCTAGCCCACAAGCTATGATTACTGGAAGGGCTGCTCTTTGTGCAATGGGCATGACGCCAGTGCCTTTTCTCGGGCCTGGGAAGTGTGGCACTGTTATATCCGCCAAGATTGCCGGGAAGGAACATTTGATTGGGATGTATGCGGGCCAATCAGCTAGATCCTCTTGCTATGTCTTTTCAGTGCCCAGTGTAGAGGAGTACAACCAGCTTACGCCAGTCATTGTTGGCGTGTCACACTCTTTTGAGGAAGTGGTTGAAGCTCCTTTCTGCGTTTCTGAGAAGGCGAGACACGGCCGCACGATATTTCTTCCGACCAACTTGATCAGTCGTTTTGGACCACCCAGCAAGGCCCCCAACCAACTATCCGGAGGACTCACTACGATCGCTAGTTGTCTAGACAATGCTCTCCCTATCGACCAAGTCAAAGGTAAACACATGATTTTTGGTGGTGCTTTTGCAGCGTTGTTCCCGAATGACATCAAGGCACCAGTGTTCACCAAGAAGCAGATCGAAGCTAGGCACCCAGAGAAGATACCACCCGATCTCAAGGGTAACCTGCATGCGGAGAACGTGCGGCTTTCCAAGGCCACCTTTAATGTGGCTGGACCTGGACACCCTAGTCATCCCTATGCCAGAAAGATGACGGCAGTTGCCGCCACTTTCGGTGACTACTGGAAGCAACAACTGGCAGGTGTGACTTACCGATCATTGACCAAGGAGGAAGGCATATGGGGGAACGGCCGTGGGATTGACGCCATGGACCGCAACACCGCAACAGGAGCAGCTTTCCAGTTGCTCTTCCCCGGCCTCGACAAGAAAGAGAAGTTGTTCGGGGAACGCGGCCTGTTTCTGGGCGAGGCAGGCCAGTACGTTTCCACGATGATAGACCTCCAGTGGGAGTACTGGAAGCAAGGGAAGGAAATCCTGATTCCAACTGCCTACACGTTGAAGAACGAGCTCCTACCCGAAGCTAAGGTGTGGAAGAAACGCGTGGTCAACGTCTGTGACCCCATCACAGTGGTCAATCTGCGCCGCCTGTTTTTCCCTTTTCAAAAGGCTTTTCAGACGTTGGGTTCCAAGTCCCCAATTCAAGTGGAGATGAACCCACATGTTGCATATGACGGGTTGGCCAAGAAGTTATCCCAGTATGAAAAGTTGTATGATGCGGATTTCTCTGCATATGACCTCACGCTACCAGCTACCGTTCTCCAGTCAGCAGGCATTGCTCTTGGGCACATCGCCGGAGCTGGCACCACGCTCAGAACCATGATCAACACGGCCATCAATACCATCAACTCTGCACCTAGCCTAGCTGGAACCACTCTCTTCAGCAGAGATGCAGGCATGCCGTCCGGTGTCCCTTGCACCTCGTTCCTTGATGGACTTTGTGCCGCACTGATTGTCTATTTTTCGTTCCAGGACATTTGGGACTGGAACGTGTCACCCGAGGACTATTACGCAGTTGCGTGGTCCTACTCTTGTGGTGATGACACCGTAGTGGCAAGCTCAGAGCCTGGCTTTACAGGCGATGATGTGCAATTGTTTGCCAGTGAAGTTCTTGGCATGACAATGACAGACTCGGCGAAAGACGTTGACGCTGGCGTTGCTGAAAAGCAGCTGACCGATGTGTCTTTTTGCAGCCGAACCTTCATGCGTCTTCCAGGACACACCAGGTTGTTTGTTGGCCGCATCAAGGAAGAGTCCATCATGGGTGCCCTCACTTACAGCAAGTCCAATTGCCCCATTGAACAGGTTGAGGCAGTGAAGTTATGGGCTGTTGATGTGGCATTGCATGGTCCAGAGTTGTACCTTGAGTTTTCCATCGTGGCTCGGGAGGTCGGCTTGGACCTCGGGTTGCCACGATACAAGCAACTCATGCTTGAGTTGGCTGAGGGCATTGAAGCCGCTCATGCTAACGAGATTTTCAATCCTAAATCATTTAGAATTGCAATACCAGTGACACAGTTACCACCAGTAAAATTACTGCCATTGAGTTACCTTGAAGTGCGTCAAAGTTATTCCAGTCACCAACACGGAACAGTCATGCCAACAACCCAGTCAGCCATCGCCTGCTAACCGTGAATTTATCTTGTTCAACAGCGAACCACACAC